GACGACATCCTTGAGATGAACGATTTGAACCCAAGCTACACAAGATTGCACGAAGGCGAATGGGAAGCATCATTAAAACGCAACGAAGAAGCGAAATAGGTTGATTTCAAAGAGTTTTCTTGTTATACTTGTAGTTGAAATGGAGATCTACATTGTTTAAAAAGGCAGCAGTGTTTACTGACATACATTTAGGTATGAAAGGCAATAGTCGTGTTCACAATCAAGACTGTGAAGAGTTTATTGACTGGTATATTGAGCAAGCAAAGGCGCACGGATGCGAAACTGGTATCTTCTGTGGCGACTGGCACCACAATAGGAACAGTCTTAACTTAACAACCATGGATACAACCATACGTTTATTAGAAAAACTAGGCGCTGCCTTTGAAAAGTTCTATATGTTTGCCGGAAACCACGACTTGTATTACAAGGACAAGCGTGATGTAAAGTCAACTGAGTTTGCAAAACACATTCCTGGTATTACTGTGGTAGACAGTATCATGGTAGAGGAAGATGTTGCATTGATTCCGTGGCTTGTAGGCGACGAGTGGCGGCGTATAGAGAAAATCGAATCAAAATACTTGTTTGGACACTTCGAACTGCCTAGCTTCTACATGAATGCCATGGTACAGATGCCCGATCACGGTGAACTCAAGTCAGAACACTTTAAACATCAAGAGTATGTGTTCTCAGGACACTTCCACAAGCGGCAGAAGCAAGGCAAGATCCACTATATCGGCAATGCTTTCCCACACAACTATGCAGATGCTTGGGATGATGACCGTGGTATGATGATATTGGACCGCGAGAACGATGCTGAGCCGTTGTACATTAACTGGCTAGAGTGTCCTAAGTATCGTACAGTTAAATTGTCACAGTTGATTGATGAGAAAGATGATTTACTAAAAAGTAAAATGTATCTTCGTGTTAACTTAGATATTGATATTAGTTACGAAGAAGCAAGTTTTATCAAAGAAACTTTTATGGAACAACACGATTGTAGAGAGATTACACTGATTCCACAAAAGCAACTTGAAGAGATCAACACCGACCTCGACATTACACAATTTGAAAGTGTTGATCAAATTGTAAGCAAAGAAATACAATCAATAGACACAGACAGTTTTAATAAGAAACTGCTTTTGGACATTTATAACGAATTAACATGATTAAAATCAAAGACTTAACCGTAAAAAACTTTATGAGTGTGGGCAATGTTACCCAAGCAGTTGACTTTAACAAAGAGCAGCTAACACTTGTACTTGGAGAGAACCTAGACCAAGGTGGCGACGACACTGGATCACGTAATGGTACCGGTAAAACTACTATCATTAACGCACTGTCGTATGCATTGTTTGGTACAGCACTGACCAACATTAAACGCAACAACTTGATTAACAAAACCAATAGCAAAGGCATGTTGGTTACTCTAAACTTCGAGAAAGACGGTAACAAGTACCGCATCGAACGAGGTCGTTCGCCTAACGTTCTTAAATTTTATATCAACGAACACGAGCAACTTGATACAAACGTTGACGAGAGTCAAGGTGATAGTAGAGAAACTCAAAAATCTATCGGTGAGTTACTAGGCATGAGCCACGAAATGTTCAAACACATTGTAGCGTTGAACACATACACCGAACCGTTCCTTAATCTTAGAGCAAACGATCAACGTGCAATCATTGAACAGTTGCTTGGCATTACTATCTTAACTGAGAAAGCTGAACTGCTAAAAGAAAAAGTTAAACAGACCAAAGACTTTATCACAGAAGAAACATTAAAGATTAATGCCATTGAAGCTAGTAACAAAAAAATTCAATCAAGTATCGAGACACTGATTGGAAGACAACGTGCATGGGAATCAAAACGCAGAGACGATGTTAAAAAATTAGAAACTGCAATTGAAGAATTAGAAAAGCTAGATATTGAATCAGAACTAGAGTCTCATGAAAAACTTTTAAACTGGACAGAACTTAACAATCGTATTAGTAGTTTAACCAAAGAGAAAGCAACGCTTGAGTCTGCATTGATGAGAGCAACCAAGAGTGTTGAAAAAGCAGAAAAAGATATCACAGAGCTCGACGATGCAACGTGTTATACTTGCGGACAAGCACTTCACGCAGATAAAAAAGCAGAAATTGAAACTCGAAAGCAAAAAGAATTATCAGATGCATTTGCATACCAAACAGAAGTTGCTGACAAACTAGAATCAACTATGAATCTGTTAAACGAAATTGGTGACATTAACGGTCGTCCAAATACTTTTTACGAAAGTGCAAAAGAAGCATACGAACACAGAAACAACGTAGATAATTTACGTGCAGCACTGATAAGTAAAACGCAAGAACAAGATCCGTATCAAGAACAAATTGATGACTTGAACCATACAGCAATACAACAAATTGATTGGGACAACGTTAATCAATTAACAAGTTTAAAAGAACATCAAGAGTTTCTCCTTAAACTATTGACAAACAAAGACTCGTTCATTCGCAAAAAGATCATTGATCAAAACTTAGCGTACTTGAACAATAGGCTCACATATTATTTAGACAGGCTCGGCTTGCCTCATCAGGTTAAGTTTCAAAACGATCTCAATGTAGAAATTACACAATTAGGCCAAGACTTAGACTTTGACAACCTTTCACGTGGCGAACGCAACAGACTCATATTAGGCATGAGCTGGGCATTCCGTGATGTTTGGGAATCACTGTACCAAGGCATCAACTTGTTGTTTATCGACGAGTTAATCGACTCGGGCATGGACACAGCTGGTGTTGAACATGCAATAGCTGTTCTTAAAAAGATGGGCAGAGAGCGTAGTAAAAATGTTTTCCTCATCAGTCACAAAGACGAACTAATAGGCAGAGTTAATCATGTTATGAAAGTTATTAAAGAAAATGGCTTTACATCATATGAAAATGATATAGACATAGTAGAATGAACGACACACACGATCAATTTATGAAGGCAGTACTAGATTACTTAAAGTCTAGCGAAGAGTTTGAACGAAGACCTAGTCATCGTACAAAACGAAATGCAAGACGCGAATTAAGAAAGTTAATCTACTTGGCAAAAGACAGGCAACAAGAAATAAGCAACAAACTAGAAGAAAAATTAAAAGGCTTAGAACGAGATCAAAAATGGCAGAAACAAAAGAAGAGTTCAACTACATAATGTATGAGTTGGATGTATAATGGAAAAGCTGTCACTGAGATATCAGACGAATACGAAGGCTTTGTATATCTAATTACAAATTTAACAAACAATAAAAAATACGTAGGCAAAAAACTAGCAAAATTTAAAACTACTAAACCACCACTTAAAGGCAAAAAGAACAAACGCAGAGGCTACAAAGAAAGCGATTGGCGTGACTATTGGGGATCGTCAGATAGGCTAAACGAAGATGTAGCATCACTAGGCACTGATAACTTTACAAGAGAAATACTTTACTTTTGTAAAAGCAGAGCAGAAATGAGTTACCTTGAGGCACGAGAACAGTTCGAACGTAAAGTCCTAGAGACTGATGAATATTATAATGGTATCATTAACGTTCGTGTAGGCGGTAGTAAAACACTAATAGAAAATCTAAAAAATCAAAAGGCAATATAAGGGACACTGATAAAACTCCAAGAATCAGCCGAGGTAATGCTCGTAGCCGGTGGTGTGGAGAGTCCCCGTGCAGAAGCATACGCAGGCTTTAAAAGATAGTGGCTCTGAGAAAAAGCAACCACATGGTAAGTGTTTTCGCTTGTTAGGGAATAACTGCCTTCCGTTGATACGACGAAGCTAGAGTAGGGGGATACAGGTCAACCGCCTCCGACAATAGTTTGCAAACTATATTTTATGAATATAGCTTAGAAACTATTGAATCTCTTTTAACACGATGGCTGAAGCGACTCGAATAATGCGCTAAACCATGTTCGCCCGGCAACGGGCGAATTATGACTTCACAATCTGAATAATACTAAAAGCATATGCATTCGCATATGCCTTAATTAATAACTATAATCACAAACAAATAGTTCGTGTTGAGCGATAGCGATAACACAGTTGAACGTAGTTCAACTAATAATTAAATAAATACATTATGCAGTTGGAACAGTTCTAGATGAAATTAAATGAAGTATTAATAAACAAACGCACAGTGAAGTATGATAAATCGTCTTCTGTTGGAAGTAGATGGTTGGTTGTTGATGAATCAACTAATCGTGTTATTGAAACACATGCAACTAAACCAAATGCATTTTCATCTGTTGCGTTACCTGTACATCCTCTATACGAAACTGCATCACCTTCTAGAGCACCTGGTCATTTTATTGCAGGTGAGTTATTTGAATTAGGTGGTAGTCGCTGGGGTGTTGGATTAGATAGTGCTGACGAAGTAATTGAATTTGTCGGCGATAACAACAGAAGAAGTGATCAAGCATTAGCCGCTGCAAGAAATTTTTTAAACAATTTACCCGAAGATGATAGAACCAATGCTGCAAAACTTAGACGTGCCGCTGCAAGAACACAAGGAGCTACTATTCGTGACATCAGTAGGTTAACTCAGAGTCTAGCTCGACGAGCAGCACAAGCCAGTGCTACATCGTTTGAAGCACTAGGAGAAATAAGAAGAGTAGGTCCGACACTTAGAGCAGCATTGCAAAATCCCTACATTAGAGGATTTGGTAGAATTGCAGGGGCTACTGGATTAGCGGCCAATTTAATATTTTCTGGAATGGAAATCATCAATGATCTTGAAAACGAAGCCGAAGACGATCCTAATGTCCTCGAAGAAAACATGGAACTAAGAAACATAGTTGTTGGACAAATAAGTGTTCAAGTTATGTTTTTATTGTTACAAGTAATGCGTAATGCCAGTTTGTTCAATAGAGCTTTGCGTTGGATCAAATGGACTGTTCGTTCAGCACAGGGTGCAGCAGCATTAACTGGAGTTGGTACTATTCCTTCGGTACTTTCAGTTTTGATCACAGAAGCAGGGTGGTTAGTTGCAGGATGGGTTATTACCAGTCCTTCTGTACAACGTAGTTTAGCAGAATGGATGCATGGAAATATAATGGGTGTCTTTGTAGGCGGACTTGGTGCAGGAGTTGTAATGGCATCTTCAGCACTAGACGCTGCGTTTGATGGCCAATTCGGAACTGGTGCATTTAGAAGAGCGCTAGGTTGGGAAAGACGTGACGCTGAAGAAGCACCTGAAGGCGAATACAGTAGTAGCAGTGAATGGGCAAAACTAGTTTTCCACGGATTGCTATTTCCTCCAGGAAGAGAGCAAATGCTAGTACCGTACATTGCTCCTGAACAAAGAGCTGCATTGCTTAGACAGAAACTAGACCTTGCTGAAGAAACACCTGAACCAGCACAGCCTGTAGATCCTGCACAACCGGCACCTACTGAACCAACACCTACAAGTGAACCTGGATTACCAGTTAATCCAGATGCGCCGCCTGTTCCTCAGTAATCAAAGCAACGGCATTTTAGCGTTCTTAGTATGTTCGATATTTTCTTTGATTATACGATTCATTATTTCTTGATCTTCAATATCGGTATCGTATAAAATTTGCTCGACACTCACTCCGCCACGCATGTACCAACTTAAACGATAACACATATCTTTTATTTGTTTTATTTCGTTTTCAAGTTCTCCGGCTAGTGAGTTAATTTCAACATCGGTTAGACCCACTAGCCTAAGCCGAAAAAATCTGATTGATCCAGAGATATATTAATCTTGTGTTCTTTTCCACATTCTTCGCTACCGCAAGAAACTTTCTGTGTCGGCGCTCTCCAAAAAATACTATTAGATTCGATATGTGCTTTTACTTTTTTAAAGATATGTACATCGTTGCCGCTCATAAATTCCATTATTTCTGATTTATCTGTTTCAACTTGTCCGTCAACTTCGACACTTTCGATTGTGTCAAAAATAATGTTAACACCGTGTGCTGCAATTTTCTGAAGTATGTCGTCTACAAATTTATTTTTTTCATCTTCGTTTTCAATATTGTTTGCTTGAATTTGTATTGCACGACTATATTGAACACTGCGTTTTTGATTTTCAGTAAGCTGTTTATAAGTTAATGGCTTTAATTTAATTTTAAAATTATCAACTTGAATTGTATCTCTATAAGTCAAACCGGCATAATAATTGATTAAGTTTTGCAAATCAATATCGTATGTGTTCTTTTCTTTGCAATGCGGACATGTTGCATTTACAGTCATACTTGTTCCGTATGTAGCCATTCGTATACCAATTAATATTGTATCTATATCAATTGTTGGAATGCCCCACGGGTTTACAATGCTAGGAATACAACTTTTTATGTTTGCTGCGGTAGCTTCGCCGTTGATTAATGCATCAGGTGTTTTGAATAAAATTTCATCACTCGGTGTCATACTAAACACTGCAAGCTGTGTGTATACATCGTTGAGCAGTACACCCGATTCGGTATATTGGCCTTTTGATGGCAAATCAATATACAATTTGGGCTGTCTTTTATATTTTTTTAGTGGACTTTCGTGAGGAGTTTCCATAGATTTTTCCTTAAGGTAAATACAATACCCAATATTTATGGGTAGATTATTTCTGGAGTTTTACTTTTGGCAGCAGATGCAGACAGTATTTTACGAGACTTAGGCGGCGCAACTAACTTTCTTGGCAGAGAATTTAGAACAGTTGCAAA